GGATTTGACTCCATCAATGGCTAATTTGCCGGCATAGGCAACGGCAGCAGCAGCAGCTATGGCAAATGCAGCAGCGGCCTTTTTTCCAAACTCTGAAATCTTGCTTGAATTAGTTTCGACTACCTTATCGGCTTCGCCTAATTTCTTTTTAAGATCATCGACATCGGCAAGGATCGAGAGTTTGAGTGTGCGATTACCGGTTGCCATTAGACCCATTCCTTAATGATGCGATTAAAACTGTCTTCCCACTTATTAATCAATTCAGGCTGAATTCTGCGAAGGGTTGGATAAATGAACCATCCGCGAGATCCACGACCTGACCGCCCAGAATATGCAGGGAACTGTTTGAATTTATTTGAACCAAACTCAACGCCACCCCATAAGGTTTGTGTAGTAGCACCACCTGAAAATTTTTGGCGTGCGAATCCATAACTGAATTCACCGATCTTGCTCGATTTACTGATGCTAACGCCATCCGCGACTCTTTGCGCAACCTTGCCAGATTTTGTTCTAGTTGCAGCTGCTTGTTTAATTTCCTGAGATGCAAAATACGCCAGAGCAGCAGATTGACGGCGTGCTTCCTCTGTTGCTTGGTCATCCATAAGTTTAAAAGCCTTGTAGATATCGCGCAGATCTTTTTTGTTATAGGCGATTGTTTCACTTGCCATTCCTCTGCTCCAATATCTCTATCGCTGTGTATATGTCGTCTGCATCAACCCATTCACTCATTGGAATCTGTGTGGCTATCGCCAACTGAATCAATAAACGATTTAGGCTTCCTGCTGGGTGGCTTTTGGGTTTGCATCACCGACTATTACATCTGCAACAGTTTCGCTCCATACATCATAAGATTTAACTGGCTTTCCAGCCGCTTCTCTTTTGTGTGCATGATAAGCCAAAAACATTAAATCAGATATGCCCATTTTTTCTTGGGCTTGGCTGATTGTAACGCCTCGATCTCGTTCCCATTTTGCCCACTCAGGCGGTTGGGCTACATAAGTGGCTTGCTCGCCTGAGGTGTATTCAATTGTGATTGGTAGTTTCATTAGTTGCTCCCGTTTCTATTTTTTAACTAAATGACTCTGCTGGCACTCCAATAACTTGGAATGTTAAAGATACAGTCTGTGCATCATTTCCTGCACCACCGGCTGATGGCCATGATGGTAGCACTTGGAATGTAAATTGTGCGCCTGATGCAGCTGTAAATACTGTGCTGATTCCTGTGTTTGGTGCTGACTCTGTTACGCCCCATAGAATCTCACATAGAGATCCTGCTGCGCCCCAGTCTGCCAACATTTCAACAGCTAGTGTGAAATCATTATCGATTACTTTGTAGGCTTTGCCATCTAAAGTTTCGTATGTTTGGCGGTTGGTAGTTCCGGTTAGGACTGCGCTTGTTGCTTGAGCATCGAAAGTGTTACCACCGATTGTGAAGGTAACATCTCTGCCCGTAATTACTGTGGTAGGCACTTTGACTCCTTAGATTGTTTGTTCGTAGTAGGTTGAAACTCTTATATCAGAAATCAACATTGTTGATGCTCCAATAGTGGTTACAGTTGGTCTTTCGACCTCTCCGACAATATATCCATTTGGGATAACTGCCAGAATGCTCATGATTAATTGCTCGATATTGTCGAGTGATGCTGGATTACTATTGTAAGCAACCACAGCTGTAATGGTCATATTAATTCTAGTTCTTATTCGGCTTTTGCCAATTGTTTCAATTTCAAGATATGGTGAATCAGGCACAACTACAACGGCAGGTGGAATGACTGACTCTGGCACATAAGCATAAACATTTCCAGCAACACCGGCTAAAGCGGTTGCAAGTGGTTGCCTAACGGATGAAAGAATTGTGGATGGTGGCATTATTGACAAATACCTTCAACATCTACATAAGGCCCGAGAATTCCAATTACGCGTGAATATAAACTGCGACCCATTCTGTAAGGGGTAGCTGTAAAATCAACGCCTTCAATTTGTCCGCCTGCTGCAACTCTTGATTGGAATACTTCAACTGAAATTGTGAAAACTGCTGATTTAATTGATTGATTTCCAACATAAGTTGATGCGCCTGTTAATGTGGCACTTCCGCTTGGAATAACATTTGCTTCAATAACATCTGCGTTTGTAATACTAGCTGAAAAAGTATAGTCGCCAAGATTATCTGCTAATACTGTGCGAGTTCCGTTATATGGACTCAAGCAACCAGCAATAACTACCGATTGGCCTTCGGTAAATTCATGCACGCCAACTGTTGTAAATGTGGCAACATTATCTTGTAAAACTGTTTTTTGAACTGCACTCTTAAATGTAACTAACATTGGCAGAATTGTGTTTTCTGCTGTGTCAATAATTCCGTCTAAATAAGCATCGTTATACAAGGATGATGACACACCAAGCACAGATCTCAACTCGGTGGCTGTAATTATACTTGGCATGTCATCTCCTTACTCCCATTAATGGATGCCTGAGATCGGGAGCAACCTCAGGCACTCAGTTAAATTAAGCTACTGATAATTTACGGAATGCTGCTGGGTAACGATTTACTGCACAGACATAACCATAAATACCGATCTCAATGCGTCCGTTTGCTACAACATTGGCGCGGATTTCTAGAGTTCCACTCTCATGGAATCTCATAGCTTGTGATGGGTAAATTAATGCGTGCTTAACATTTGCATTATCACCTGTGTAGTTAGGATCTACAACTAGGTCAAGTCCTGCGACTGTTCCTGCTGTTGAACCTTGTGAAATTAAACCAGCTGCGTTTTGTGGTGCTGCTGCTGCGAATAGTGGACGACCATCTGCAACTGCGCCAAGTAATCCAGCAAAGTCGATGCCATCCTCGCCACCTGATGGAGCAACCATCAAGCGATTTGGTGTGAAGCGCATAACGCCATAAGCATCTGCAATTCCATCAGCGATTGCTGCGTAAATTGTTGATCCTGATGATCCGGCTGCTGCTTCTGATGCAATTTGTGCTGCATAAGCATCTGTCTTTTGTGCGTAAGATGCAGCGAGTTCTCTTAAATAAAGGTCTATGAACGCAGGGTCAGACCTATCTGCTAATTCTTGATTTATTAAGCCAGCGCCCGCAAATTTGACAACTGAATCTTCTTGAAAGGTAACAGTTGTATCGGTTGAAGAATACTCTGAACCTTCAGTAGTTAATGCAACTGTTGCTTGTGTTCCCAATTTAGGAGTGAAAATTTTCATTCCTGTTGCTGGTAGTGGTGCGCGCTCAATTGAATCAATAAATGGTCGGCTTGAATCAATGATACCAATTAAATCGCGTAGGTAAGTTGGTGGAACAGTTCCTGTGTTTTCTGAAACTGTTGCAATTTGTAATGCAGCAATTAAATCGCGTGCATCTGTGTCGCCTTGAATTGCGCGAATTTGTGCGTTTACATATTGTCCTGCTGTAACATTTGTATCTACGCGTGGCTTTGTGTAAGCCATGTAGTTAGCTGTTACAACTGGAGCTTGTGCCGCTTCTACCGCTTCGGTCGCGATAGGAGCTTCAGATGTAATCTCTGACACTTTGTCCTCCTGTGTTGTTGTTTCCTCAGCGGTTGCTTCGGAATTCTCTGGTGTTTCACTTGCAGCAACTTCAGCCACTCTTGCAGAATCAATTGCTGGCTCGGTTACTAGTGAAACTTCTTGTAAGGAACTTGCCTTAATGCGTAGCACGCCTTCCTCATTTTTCCATTCGTTGATTTTTACACCAACGCTAAATCCATCTCTTAAACCTTCAGCTGCTTCTAATAAAGAATCATCGCCAGCAATAGTTGCTGCGACTTTGAAGGTTGCTTCAATACCTTGATCGTCAGCTGTAACATCAATCATTTTTCCAATTGGTCGAGTGCGATCATGCTCAAGTAATAATTTGATTGGCTTTGAGAAATCAATGCTGTCTTTCTCAAATACTGTTGCGCCTGCGCTAGTAAAGCCTTTTTCATCCCAGCTTACAATGCGACCAGTTAAAGTGCGCTTTTTGCTATCGGCTGCGGTTAGTGTTATTGGGAAATTAATCTTCATCGGATTAAGTCCTCCTCCTCTTGGATTTGCTCAACGCTCATCGCGCCAATGCGGTTTAGGATTTCATAAACTTGCGCACGCTCTAATGCTGAACCACGCAAGAAATCATCAATGTCAAATCGAGTTTCAATTCCGTTAGGGCAGAAATCGGCTTGAGATAGTCTTTGCTCAATTGCAGTAAGGATTGGTCGTAATGAAAAATCAATAAGTGCTTTTCTTTCTGCTGTCATGTTTGAATAAGTCATGCTGGTAGTTTCAGCAGATACAAATGATGCTGGAATACCGGATGCTCTTGCAATTTCTAAAGCAAGGTATTGGCGAGCTTCATTTAGTTGTAATTTAGCCGGATCAAATCCTAAAGCCTGCAATTCAACATCGGCATTTAAGAATGCGGTTGATCTTGTTGATCTTGATATTTTCCATGACTCTAATAATTTTGTAATTCGCTCTGGAGTTAAATTTGTACCATTTGACTTTAACACCATTTGTGGCATTGGCTCTTTTGCATACATTTCAGCAGCTTGCTCTAATGATGCAGCAGCTTTAATTGTGCGACCTGCTCGATTAAGTATTCCTTCATCTAATCCGTTAAAT